CCCATAAGTTCATTAATACCAAATTCCTTCGCTTTGGGTTCTTGATAACCATCAACTGCCGAGGTCGTTGAACCAGGGGTTATTTCTTCCCTGACCATTTGTTTTATAAGATTGCGCACTTTCTTTTTCATCTCAAGAAGTCTCCATGAATTTGGTTTATGATTTAAATCGAACTTGTTACCCTTATATGGATTCTTTTCCCTAGGGATTATTCCCCTACCTGGATATGGATCCTCTTCGGTGGACCGTCTATTTTTGTCTTTCATCTATTTATTTCGTCAAGAAGCCCTATGTATCTAAGCAACGTAGTCAGGGAAGCTTCCGTAATTGGATTTTTATTCAAAAGCACTATGTCTTTTTTCCACTTCTTTGTTATCTGATCAAATTTGACACTTAAAACTTTATTTTCAGATACTATTTGCTTATAACGATAATTTTTTATTTTTGTATTCATATCACTTATAATTTTAAGTACCGCTTCTTTGAATTCAAAATCATTACTTTCAACTAACTTTTTAATTAGGAATTTTTGATTCTTTGTAAGCTTGTCTTTATATTTTTTGTTATAGTTTTCGATAACAAGTCTAAATACAAGGTTGTTGTACTTTTTGGAAGTTTCCAAAGATTTAAAATTGTCAGGCTTATTGTTTAACAAGAAATCACAAATACGCTCTTCTAACTTAAATTTTACCAAGCTCTGTTCTAATGACAAACTCTTTGATTCATTTAATTTTATTAATTGATGCACGCTAGCGTATATTTGATAATTTTTGATTTTTCTATCAAAGAACTTTTCAGCAAAACAAGAATCTAATTCCCTTAACAAGCGTGACTTGGTAGAAGAAAGATTTTTTGTATTTAATTTATCAGAATAACTAATAGCTTCACTAATTAATTTTTGCGCTATTTCTTTAGAAGAAACTCTATTATTCAATATAATAGAAAAAATATTATTTTCTTCAGCGAGAACAGAACCCGGTGAATAATACTTTTTTATAAGCGTTAAAACATTGTTGCTCTTTTCGTCATCCTTTTCAACAAATGATTCTGCTAATGACATTACCAACATCTCGTAAACAAGACCGGTATTTATTCTTTTATTGTGCCTGTATTTCATATTTAAGCTTTTCACTTTGCAAAGTTGTTATTTTTAAATAAACTTAATCTACTATAAGTATTTATTTCTGAATCTTTATGGATTTACTTTTTTGTTTTATTATTCAGCAATTTCTCATTATTTTCTGCATTTTTAATTGCCTTCTGCGTTAATTCATTCAGTATATTCTCTTGATTTGCCACTACATCCCTATGAGACATATTTAACATGTCTTTATAACCTATTGGATCATTTTGTCCCATGGGATTTTCCGGCCTGGATGCGCCAGTTTTTGGATATTTTCTGGGTCGGCCAGGTTTGCCATTTCTCCTCCAAGTATCTCTTGGTTCCTTTGGAATGTCATTTTGTGAATCCATACCTGGAGAATTAGCATTCATTCCGGCTGCCGGTGATGGAGATTCTCTAGCGATTCCTGGATCCTCTAGGGCTTGTTTAAGACCTTCCAAACCTGACATTTCAACTTGTTGTAGCTTAAAGTCATAGTACTTATCAAGTAACAATTCTTTTTCAAGATCATCAATATTTCTTGTGCCTATTCCAAATATGTGATTATAGACCCAACTTCTTGGAAAGAATTTCACAGAAAGAGACTCTGCTAACGCCAATTTCTCATTCATTAGTTCTAATTTTTGAATTTCTGATGCAGTGGAAGGATTGTTGAGTGATAAAGTAAAATTCATTGCATCCTGTGCATCAAATCCCAGTGACACTAAATGAACAATTCCAATTTTTGACAATTCGGCCAAGAAGATCTTTTGAATCCTTTGAATTGTCCTAGAAAAACGAATGTCTTCCTGACTTAAAGTTGCCTTGGCAGCTATTTCTTCTTCATATGTTAAAAAGGCTTTTGGAATTTTAAGAGCTGCAAACAATTTCTTTTGTATGTATTCAACATCTTCAATGTCACCTAAATTCTGTGCACCTGGAAGAGATTCAATTTTGCTTCCTTCTCCACTTCTTACCGGAATAAAGAAGTCCTCGTCAGCTGCCGCTGGATTGTATCTTAAATCATACGTTCCATTCGTTCTATTTACAACTGGGACTCTTTTAAATTGATCTCTGATTCTATTGACGTAAGATTCTACTTCATTTGGATTTAAGTTACCAACCTCAATATAATAAATTCTTCTCTCTGCTGCTCGCGTGACTCTATAAACAAGCATAGAATCTTCTAGCATCTCAAGTTGGCGAAAAACTCTTCTTGCTGGATCTATAACTGCTTTGCCATACGGAAGAAATGCATCATCTCCCAAAAGCCTAAAGTGTGCTACCTCCCAAGACTTGAGTAGTTGATCGGTTTGCAATGCCCTGTCGCTATATCCCATACCTTGAATTTTAAATAATACTTCTGTTGTTCCTCTGTCTGTTGTGTTTTCTATTCTTTCTACGGTGTTTACAGGAAGAGGAACTATATCTATAACACCCCTGTCTTCTTCAATTATCAATTGCAAGAAATAATCACCATATTTGCACATTCCTCTAATCCAACTCCAAATCCAAAATTCTGAATTTAGAATGTCTGAATAAAGTTCTTCAAGCAATTTTTTTACATTAGAATCTACTGATTTTACTTGAAGTATTTTTCCATCTTCGTGAGGAGTTGTACATTCGTCAGAATAAATGTCAAGAGCAGAGCTAATCACAGCATCTTGATCCATGAGATTGTAATCTGCTAATCTTGAAATCCTGTCGAGATTTCCATACGTTCCAAGAGGAAACGTAATTTCTTGCATTGCACTTTTTCTATAACCATGGCTCAGTGCCTGCCCAGTGCCACGTGAGGCGTTGGGTAATGCGTGCCTAATGACCGGTCCGGCTCCGAAGAGCCTATTAAGCCTTTTGACAATTTGTTTTCTTCTATCTGACATTTATAGTAACCACTCCATATTTTCTGTAGTTCCTTTAGAATCTACTTTTTGATTCCACAATTTTTTTGCCACATCTTCATAAGTACCATTGGAACCTATAATATTTGTTGTTACATCAGGAAACACTTCATTCATTAATCTTTCCTCGTGTGAAATAGAATTAATCATAACTTTACTTATAAATGCATTTGCGTCATAAAGTCTAAGGGATGTTGATCTTATATATGATCCAATAGCTAAAGACATCACCAAATCATCAGAATAAGCCCTCATTGCTTGGGGACGGCCGGAAATAAATACAAATGTTCTTAACTCATCGAGTGTTCTTGACGACCGAATCATAAGATCCTTATTTCTTATGTCTTCTTCCAATTTAGAAATAATTAATGGTCTCGTCCTTGAAGTTGTCTGAAACCCTAAAATTTGATTTTTAGAATTGTATTGAGAAGCCGAAGCCTTTAGATCAACATATGGTTTTACATCTTTGCTTGTATAATAAATATTTTCATACTTCAAATCTACAAGTTTTTGTAAAGTTGCGTAACCAATTGAATTATTTTCACAAACAATTAATGCATCATTATACTTTTCACCAAGATTTACGAGCAAATATGCAAATTCGTCTGGAGGGATTTGTCCCTGATACTCAGCTACTTGTTCGTAGTTTTCTATATCAATTACGTGACAAGCAGAAAAATCTGCTCCGTCACCTCTAGCAACATCTGCAGAAACTATATATTTTCCTTTTACAGAAGCATGTTTCCAGATCCACAGGTTGTTATCATAATTTGTTTTTTCTATTGGGTCACATATGAAATTATTGTGATAAAAAGAAATATCTACCGGATCGATAACAGTATCACCAGAAGCTATAAAGTCACATTCATATTCTTGTGCTATCTCCTTCTTTGACATATTTTCAGTTTCTAGATTAAACCAATTTTCATCCCTGTCTGGGTGGAGATACCATGGAAGTTTTATTGGATTAAAATCATTCTTTTTTCGTTCAGCTTCTGTATAACACTTGTGAAAGAAATTACCGGCACCATTAGGCGTTGACAATACTATGGCAGAGCCGCCCGTAGCTAACGTTGGATATGCAGCTGTCCAAATTTTATTTGACCACTTTATAAATGCTGCTTCATCCATAACCAACAAACTTAGTGATTCTGACCGACCGGCATCTTCAGATGTCGGAACTGCTTTGCAAAAAGAACCATTTGTTAGTTTTATTGAAAATTGATTATCAGTTTCAAGTTCAGGTCTCAAGTAAGGGGGTAAGTTTGCATAAATTGTTTTTATTTTACTGATGACATTTTTTGCCACAGTGGCTTTAGTGGCCACGACCAAAACAGACTTTTCTTTATAAAACCTAAGCATCCACGCGATATAACCCGCTGTAATCGTTGAGATTCCCATTTGCCGGGATTTTAAAATAACATTAAAACGATGTTTTACAAATTCTTCAACACATCTTTCTTGGAAATCCCACAAATCAAAGGGAATAAGACCCTTTGTTGGATGGCTAATTGCAGCATGCTGATTTAAAAAATAAACAGGATCATGTCTACATTTGACATACTCTGCTAAAATTTCATTTGACATATTGATAAGTTCTAGAGTGAGCTATATAATGATCGCCATTCCCAGTTCTTCCGTAATGTAACAAACGATCATCCCGCTGGAGCTCGCTCATTTTTAATCGACTCCCGGTTCTCTTTTTGTAAATATTTGAAAGTTCGCCTACAAATTGATCAACGTGACCATCAACAAGACCCTTATAGTTTCTGTTGGTCAGACCAGTCTGTCTTGTCTTATAGTCCAAAGTAAGTGTATTGTTTTTTGTATTAATGTCCGCGTTTACATTATACGTATTTTTTGAACCATTTAAGATATTAGAAACTGTTTCGTGCCAGGGTGCCTTATTCATTATTCATCTCCTTGAGTTCTTCCGCGAACCAACACTCACCACACATGTTGTTCTTTAATATATAACTATCATCTTTATGTTGCAAAGCAACATTACATTTTGGGCAACACAAAGGTTTTGCCGGCTCGAACCGGTCCATTCTTTCACTTACCCAATAACCATTTCTCTTAATATAGCCTTTTTTAATCATATCTTCACTCATAACACTTAACCCCCTCAGCCAACTAATGGATCTGGAACGAACACATCACTATTTTGATAAGATCCAGTAATATATGCAGAATCAGCAAGTATTTTTTGATTTGCGTTTAAACGTTTCAGTGCTTTTTTTGTCACCGGATCTTTTGTTCTTGTAAATTGCAATCTTTGTTTACTTGGTACGTTTACTATATTAAAATTTAATCCAACAAGGGTACCTAATAAACCTATCAATTCTTCTGCTAAATCATTATTTAAAGCAGAAATTTGTATACCGTTTTTATTTTCTGTTTTTTCAAATGGTTTTTTGTACGCAGATACTTCTGAAGATTCTTCAACCATGATCTCATCTATAATCCAAGTATAATGAGCCAATTGTCCTGATTGAATTGAATTAGACATATTATATTATTTCATCTTCAGGTTCGAATTGAGCCTGAACTGGGATTGTTGGTAAATATGAACTCGTTACGGCATTAGTTAAATTTGCATGACTATACATTTTTAACATTCTTCTTCTTAAGCGTTTTATAATTTTTTTAGAATTGCTATTAAGTTGACCCCTTATTACTTCAAGGTTGGGTGGAACGAAAGATGAACCAACACAATATCCAACTAGACTTACAAATTCATCTGAAAATTCATTAGTAAACGTAGCCGGTTGTAGACCTTTTTCATTATTGTCTGTGTCAAATGGTTTTTTGTATTGAGAAGCCTCTACGGCAGAGTCAACCTCTTCTACCATGATCTCATCTACGACCCAGGTATAGTGTCCCAATT